CGATACTTGAATCAATAGCAAATGCAGAGGTCGAGCAATGGCTATTGTCCTGAAATACGCCACAAAAACCAAATTGATCGCGGCCTTGGCATTGGCATACGAAAGTTCTACCGGGCTGGAAACCGAACGGCTTGCCGCAAAGCTGTATGACGCTTACTTCGCGGGTGATATTACCGAAGCGGAAATTACCGCACACTATTCACTAACGAAAAACCAGTTTGACAAGTTTATCGGTGACGTAAAAATTCAGAGCGATAAATACAAAGCAACTAAGGCAGAAAAGCCGGTGAAAGCGAAATGACAGTCCGTTATGTAGCCTCTACCGGCAGCAACACCAGCCCCTACGACACATGGGCCAAGGCTTGCACTACCCCTAAAACCGTCACGGACTTGATGGGGGCTGGCGATATTACCTACATCAAGAACGAGACCTTCACGATCTCGGCTGATACGACATACACACTGGCAGGAACAATCGCAAGCCCGGCTCAGTTGATCTCGACATCTGACACAACGAACAACCCGCCGACAAGTGTAGCGACCGGCTGCGTGATTGACGGCTCTGGCACGAACGGCGTTGATATCACCCTGCTCGGCAAGGCGTACATTTACGGCGTGTCGTTTAAATCCGGCAATGGTGCAGTGGCTGGGCACTTTACGGCGGCCACATCCGATGATGATAATTTGGTGTTGGAGGAATGTGCGGTAACTATTTCCAACACTGCATCCGGCTCACGTCTGACATTTGGCAGCACCAGTTCTGCCAGTAATAACTACGTAATTACTAAAAATTGCACCTTTACCACTGGTAATAATGCAGGCCAGGCTTTGGTAGTAGCCTGCCCGTGGAACGACACTGGCAGCACATTCGCAATTACGACAACAGTTCCGACAACCTATGTCGGGTCGGCTCAAGGGTATATAAAGTTCACCGGCTCTGATTTCAGCGCGATAACAACCTCTATTTTCGGCGGCACAATGAACAAGAAAATGGAGATAATTTTCGCGCAGTGCAAACTTGGCTCCGGGGTAGCGATTCTCGCTGCGCAAACAGGCCCCGCGCACGCAGATGCTTACGTCTATGACTGCGCTACCGGCGACACGCATTACGAATTCGCCCATTATAATTATTTTGGCAATACCACAATCAGCACGGCCATTTATATGAGCGGCACAGATGGTGCCAGCTACAATGCGGCGAACAGCAAGCATAGCTGGAAGATCACCGGCACGGCTAACACGACATTTCAGCAGCCGTATATTTCGCCGTGGCTCAGCGTGTACAACGAAGCCACGGCAGCCGTTACGCCACGGCTGGAGATACTGCGCGATGGGTCAACAACCGCCTACAACAACGACGAAGTGTGGGGCGAGTGGCTGGTGAAAGCAACGAGTGGCAGCACACGCTCGACATGCTACTCAGACCGGCGGGGCCTGGCCGATGCCGCCGCCGCACAAGGATCCAGCGCACTAGGGGCTAGTGATTGGGCCGGAGAAACAACGCCGTGGTACGGCAAGTTGGAGCCGACCGCAACGATCACCCCGGCAGAGATCGGCGATATTTCGGCGCGGGTAATGCTGGCGGGCAATATCACCGTTTACGTCAACCCCAAAATATTGGGGATTTAAATGGCGCTTAGCCGCGTCACCGTCGGAGGGTTCCGGCAAGAATCAGGCACCACGTCCCGCGTCACCGTCGGCGGATGGCGGCAAGAGATAGAGGCCGCAACAGGCGGCGTCGGCACGCTTGCCAAAACGCTTGGCGATGTAACGCTGGCCAGTACGGGCGCGTTGCCGATAGTCGGCACGCTCGCCAAAACGCTTGGCGATGTAACGCTGGCCAGTACGGGTGCGTTGCCGATAGTCGGCACGCTTGCCAAAACGCTTGATGATGTAACGCTGGCCAGCACTGGAGAATTAGCGCCAGCCGCAGGCACCGGGGTACTCGCCAAAACGCTAGGCGATGTAACGCTGACCAGCACCGGCACATTGCCGATTGTCGGCACGCTTATCAAGACGCTGGGCGATGTAACGGCGGGGGCCGCCGGTGTGTTGCCGATTGTCGGCACGCTCACACAGACGCTGGGCGATGTAACGCTGGCAGCTACCGGGCTTGATCCTGATGCGACTGTGGATGTGGATGCGCTGCGCACTTTGCTGGTGGCCGCCGAAACGCGCCGCTTGACGCCGCTGTATGAGGCACGAAATATCACCATCGCCCGCGAGCGGCGCGATTTGACGATCTGAGGAATTCATGGCCACTTCTTTTGAGCAGGACAGCGCTGGGGCATGGGTGATTAAAAAAGCGCCTACGGCGGTGCTTGATTACACCGTGAACTGGGCCACCTGGCTGGTGGCTGACACCATCACCGGCACGCCGGTGTGGACGGTTGCCACCGGGCTGACCAAAGACAGCCAAAGCAACACCACGACCACGGCTACCGCCTGGCTATCCGGCGGCACAGAGGGGCAGGATTATGCGGTGAGTTGCAGGATCAGCACGGCGGCTGGGCGTACCGATACGCGCAGCTTTATCATCCAGGTGCGCGCTCGATGAGCATTGAAACCAGCGCCGACCGCGCCGCCATGCTGGATACGATGGGCGAGACTTTTCACTGGAATGGCGCGCCCTTTGCCGCCGTGTTCGAGATTCCTTACGAGATTGCGCTGGGGTTGGGCGGTTCGCTGCCCGCGCTCACCACCGACCCGGATTTGATCGACGGCGTGGCCGTGGGTGATACCGTCACACGGGTGTTTGGCCCGGTCGATTACACCGTGCGCAGCATCGAGGACGATGGCTTCGGCATGGTGCGCATGATGCTGGAGCGAGTTTAATGGCCGATCACGCCCACAAACAGATTCGTGGCGCGATTGTCACGGCCTTGACTGGTCTTACCACCAGCGGCAGCCGCGTATATGCAAACCGGCTATATCCGCTCTCCGACACCGATGTGCCGGCGCTGCGCATTTATCTGGACGAAGAAGAAGCGAGCGCGCAGACGATCCACCTGCCCATGACGCTGGAGCGCACCGTACGCCTGGTGGTGGAGTGCGTGGCCAAGGCCACCAGCGCGCTGGATGACACGGTGGACCTAATGAGCAAGGAAGTGGAAATAGCCCTGGCCGCGGGGGTCACGGTGTCGGGCGTGTTGCTGGTGCCGGTGTATTCCGGCAGCGAATTCGACGATGAGATTTCAGACAAGCCCGTGGCCGCAAAGCGGCTGCGGTTCGATTTGACGTTCTACACCTTGAGCAATGCACCAGACGATTTGATTTAAACGTAGTACCCGTTTTTTTAACTAGCCCGGCCCATGCAAGTGGTTCGGGTTTTTTTTCGTCAACAGAAAAGGAGCCAATCATGGCAACAACTCGTAAATGGAGCAATGTGGCGGTTGCCATGCAGTCCGCGCTCGCTGCCGCCGACACCATCACCGGCATCACCAAAGCCAACCCTGGAGTGGTCACATCGACCTCGCACGGCCTGGCAAATGGCGATTATGTCTTTCTCACGATCAGCGGCATGCACCAGCTAAACGGGCGCGTGGCGCGCGTGGCCAACCAGACCGCCAACACCTTTGAGCTGGAGGGTATCGACACTACGCTATTCGGCACCTTCACCAGCGGCACAGCGGAGGCGATCACGTTCGGCACCAGCATCACCACGGCCACCAATGTTTCCAGCTCGGGCGGCGATTTCGATTTCATCGACACCACCACCATCCACGACGCGGCGCGCTCGCAGATTCCAGGCTTACCGAATGCGGCCTCGTTTTCGTTCGAGAATATTTGGGACACGTCCGACACCGGCTTGCTGGCCATGAAAACCGCATCCGATGCGCAAGCCCGGCGCGCGTTTAAATTCACCTTCGGCACCGGTGGCCAGATTCTGGTATTTGCGGGGTATGTCGGCTGCTCGCTCTTGCCTGGCGGCTCGGCGCAGGGCCTTGTGACCACGCAGAGCGTGGTGACGATGCACGGCTCCGGCACGACGTACTCGAGCTGATAAATGTCCAATCCGCTGATCGAAAAAATGCGCCGCGCGCGCGAGACCAAGATCGAGGCGGGCGGCTACACCTTCACGGTGCGCCGCCCGACCGATCTGGAGCTTGCGCAAATGAGCGGGCGCGAGACGCTGCAAATCGACCTGGTGCGCGATTTTGTCGTGGGCTGGGCCGGGGTGAATCAAATCGACTGCATACCCGGCGGCGATGCGTCGCCGGTGGCGTTTGACCCGCCGCTTTATCGCGAGTGGATCGTAGACCGGCCCGAGCTGTGGGGGCCGATCTCTGCCGCCGTGATGCAGGCGTATCAGACCTATCGCGAAACCCGAGGCGATGCCGCAAAAAACTGACTGCCTGGCTTGAATCGGGAACGATACCCGGTTTCAAGCCAGGCGCAGCCGATGCGGAAAATCAGTTTGTGATTCGCGCCTGGAACATGATGGGCGGGCTGGATTGGGCAGCCCTGCCCGTGGTGTGCGAAATGCTGGGGGTGCAGGATGTGGAGCCGTTTATTTTGAGCCTGATCGCGCTGCGCGACTTTAATAATCGCCAATGAAAATCAGTTTGACCGGCGCCGGCCTGCTCGACTCGGCCAAACTGCGCGCCTGGACACTGGAGCGGCAGGACGATATCCGCATAGCCGTGGGCGCTGCCATGAAAAGCCGCGGGCGGGACATTGCCCGCAAGGCTGGCGACACCGCCCGCGCGAAGTTCAAAGCCAAGGGTAAAAAATTCCCCGGCTTTTACGCCAAGTTGTACGACAAGGACAAAAACCGCATGCCGAGCCTGTTGATCGGCTCAAAGATACCCTGGCTCGGCATCCATGAACGAGGCGGCACGATCAGCGGCAAGATGCTGATCCCGTTCGGACGCGGCGCGCGGATTGGGCCTAAAAAGTTCAAGGGCATCGTTGCTCGGTTGATGGATAGCGGCAACGCGTATTTCAGGAACGTGCGCGGGCGGGCGATTCTGTTCGCTGAAAACATCCCCGAAAACGCCAGCGACCTGGCTGGCTTCAAACGCAATTTGCGCAAAGCGCTGGGCGGTGGGCGACTGAAAAAAGGCGCAGACATTCCAGTGGCCACCCTGGTGACTGGCGTGACCATTCGCGCCCGCCTTGGTCTGGGTAAATCAGTAAATGGCGCGCTACCTGATCTGGTGCGCGATATAACGGCAAGTGCTAAAAGGGCAAGCGTTTAATGGCAAACGATAAAGCACGGATTTTAATCACCGCCGAGGATAAAACGCGCGAGGCGTTTACTTCTGTGCAGCGCAATCTGGACGGCCTTAAAGGCGTGGCTGGCAGCCTGGCCGGTGTGCTGGGCGGTTTGGGCGCCGGGCTGTCGCTGGCGGGGCTTGCGGCGTCGATTAAATCGGCGGTTGATCAGGCCGACAATATGGGCAAGCTGGCCCAAAAAACCGGCGTGGCGGTTGAAGAATTATCCAAGTTGGATTATGCCGCCAAGCTCTCGGATGTGTCGCAGGAACAGCTCGCCGCTGGCCTGCAAAAACTATCCAGGAACATGGTCGAAGCAGCGGACGGTACTGGCGCCGCCGCCGATGCCTTTGCCGCGCTGAAACTTGACCCGGCGCAATTTTCCAGCGCCGATCAAGCGCTGAAAGCGATATCGGATAAATTCGCCACGCTGCCCGATGGCGCCAATAAAACGGCGCTGGCTATGCAGCTATTTGGCAAGGCTGGCGCCGAGCTGATACCGCTATTGAATAGCGGATCGGAAGGCCTGAAAAAGATGGGCGACGAGGCCGAGCGCTTTGGCATCGTGATCAATTCCAAGACCGCGCAGGCGGCCGAGCAGTTCAACGACAACATGACGCGCTTGAGCGAATTGTCGCGCTCGGTCGGCATTTCGCTGGGCAATACATTTTTGCCTGCGATGAATCAGGTGGGCGAGGCAATGCTGGAGACAGCTCGCTCAAGCGGCGTTCTGGCGGCGGCGGTGATCGGTATCGGCGAGGCGTTCAAAATCGCGTTTTATGATGCCGGGTCGACCAAGGGCGGTGCGATCCAACAGCAGCAAAAGTTTGTCAAAGAGCTGGAAAACGAGCTTAACAATCTGAAAATACAGGCCGCCTATTTTGAGAAAAATGGCGGCAAGGGCGATGGCGGCTTGCTCGGCGCATGGCTCAATGGCGGCAGCCCGGAAAAAGTGCGGCAGCAAATCGCCACCATCAAACTGACCATCGACGATGCGCGGCTGACTTTATACGACCTGGAAAACAAGGCGCTACCAAACGGCAAAACCGCAGGCGCGACCGTGGGCGAGGCCGCTGCATCGGCGGCCACCAAGGCGGCAAAAGACCCGCGCATCGCCGAAGCGCAGCGGGTTTTTGAGTCCACGCGCACCGAATCAGAAAAGCTGGCCGCAGAGATGGCGCGCCTGGATGCCTTGCTCGGCAAAGGTTATATCTCATGGGACACCTATTCCCGCGCGGTGTTTGACGCCACAGCCAAGCTGGATGACGCCAAGGCCAAGGCGGGCGAGGTGTTGGAATTTTTCGACGATTTATCTTATGTAACTGCTGACCCAAAGACCGCCGCTTTTATTAAAAAACAGTTTGATGATGTAAAGGATTTACAGAAAGGCATAGGCGACGACGCTGTGAAGGCGCAGGAGGATGCGCAGAAAAAAATACAAGACGAGATGAAAAAAACCAACGATGTAGCGCGTGACCTTGGTCTGACATTCGCCAGCGCTTTCGAGGACGCGATTATCGGCGGCAAGGGTTTCAGCGATGTGCTGCGATCCTTGGCCGAGGATATTCTAAAACTGGCCATCCGCAAGAACCTGACCGAGCCGTTGCTGGAGGCGGCGCAGGCGGCTTTTGATTTTTCCAGCGCCGGTGGTGGTTTCGGAGGTGGATCTGGCGGCGTCGGCAGCATTTTGGGCAGCATCGGCAGCCTTTTCGGTGGCGGCGGTGTTTCGGATTTCAGCTCATCGTCGGCAGGCTTTTTCGACATATTTAAAGACGGCGGCATTATGACCGCGCAGGGTAAGGTGCCGTTAAACAAATACGCAGGCGGAGGCGTGGCCAACTCGGCGCAGCTCGCCGTGTTTGGCGAGGGCAGCACACCCGAGGCTTATGTGCCGCTGCCAGATGGCCGGTCGATTCCGGTCACGATGGATGGAGCAGGCGGCGGCGTGACGGTGGTAAATAATTACACGATTGATGCGCGTGGCGCGGCGGCCGGTGTCGGCGAAGAGGTGCGGCGCGCTATCAAGGAATCAGAAAACAACGCTGTGTCGCGCTCTATCGCCCAAGTCAAAGACCTCAACCAGCGCGGCCAGCTTCGGTTTGCATAAATGACAATTACCTTTCCCATTGATTTACCGAGCAACCCGGCGCCTGCCAGTATCCGCATTTATCCGCGGTCGGTGGTATCGGCCAATGTGTCGCCGTTTACCGGCCGCCAGCAGGTTTATGAACATCAAGGGCAGGTATGGCAGGCCGACATCGTGCTGCCACCCATGCGCCGAGCCGATGCCGCGCCGTGGATTGCTGCGCGCCTGCAATTGAATGGCCGCTATGGCACTTTTCGCCTGGGCGATGCGAGCTGCCGCGTGCCGCTCGGCATTGCCACCGGCACGCCTTTAGTCAAAGGCGCATCGCAAACCGGCCGCGTCTTGCTTACCGATGGCTGGACCATATCGCAAACCGGCATTCTGAAACAGGGCGACTACATTCAGCTCGGCGATTATCTGCACATGGTGATGGTTGACGCCAACAGCGACGGCAGCGGCAATGCCACGCTGGACATCTGGCCACGGCTGCGCGCCAGCCCTGCCGATAATTCGGCTATCGTCACCAGTAATTGCAAAGGGCTTTTCCGGCTGACCAGTAACGAGATGCCATGGGATGTGCAGCCCGGTAATGTCTACACGGGCATCGTGTTGTCTGCGGTCGAGGCTATTTAATGGCGCGCACTTTATCGTCGGGGATGGTTACGGTATCCGAATCATCCGCCCTGGCACCGTTTTTTTTGGTGGAAATGTATTTTACCAGCGGTTATGTGCGGGTCTGGTCCGGGTTGGGGCAGCTCACCTGGAATAGTGTCACATGGGAAGGCGTCGGCAACCTGGGCACGTTCGAGCCATTGGCCGAGACGCAAGATTTTGTGGCCAATGGCGCGAATCTGCGCCTGTCTGGCATTCCCAGCGACATGATCGCCATCGCCCTTGGGCAGCATTATCAGGGCAGGCCCGCGTCAATTTATTTTGGCGCGATGGATTCGGCGGGCGCGGTAATCGTGGACCCGGTGAAAATCTACGCCGCGAACATGGACACCATGGAGATCGACGAGCAAGGCGAAACCTGCTCGATCATTATCCGCATCGAATCCGAGGCGGTTTCATTAAAGCGCGCACGCGAGTGGCGCTACACGCACGAAGATCAGCAAATCGACTATCCGGGCGATCTCGGCTTTGAATATGTGGCCTCGTTACAGGATAAGGACATCATTTGGAAACCGGCCTGATTCGATATGAAGCCTGGCCGGCACGGCTGGCAGAATTCATACAGGGCGCTCAAAAGCGCCCTTTTGTTTGGGGCGAGTTCGATTGCTGCCTGTTTGCCGCCGATTGGGTGATGGTGGCCACCGGCGTCGATGTTGCCGCCGATCTGCGCGGTAAATACAAGAGCGAAACCGGAGCAGCGCGCGTGATTAAAAAATACGGCGGCATCGAGCGCATGGTGGACGATCTGCTGGCGCCGTATGGCGCGATCAAGCTGCCCATCGCCAAAGCGCGGCGCGGTGATGTGTGTTTGCTGGATACGCCTTTGGGCGAGGCGTTGGGTGTGTGCGTTGGCGAGCGTATCGCCTGCGCCACATTTAATGGTGTGGCTATGGCGCCTATGCGCTCGGCGCAGGCTGTTTGGATGATTGCTTAATGCCACCTGTCATTGTTGCCGTGGTGGCCTATGCCGCCGGTTATATAACGCTTACGTCGCTGATCGTTACGATTGTCAGCTATGCCATCCAATCAATGCTGGCGCCGAAGAAACCTACCGCGCCGCAAGCCCCATCATTTACCAGTTATTCTCGCGACCGCACGCTGACTATTCGCCAGCCCGCGCAATCGCGCCGGGTGATTTATGGCCAAGTCAAGATCGGTGGCACGATCTGCTTTATGCACGCTACCAGCAGCGATACCAACCTGCATATCGTGGTGGCGCTGGCTGGTCATCCGATTGAGGAAATTGGTGACTTTTACCTGAATGATGAGTTGGTGCCACTGGATGTGGATGGCAACGCCACGGGCAAATATGCGGGCTATGTACGCGTAAAAAAACACCTTGGCAGCACCACACAAACCGCTGATTCGGATTTGACCACAGAGGCGGCTGATAAATGGACCGCCGACCATCGCTTGCAGGGCGTGGCTTATGCTTATGTGCGCTTGATTGGTAACGGCGATTTATTCCCCAATGGCCTGCCGAACATGAGTTTTGTGTGTAAAGGCAAAAACGACATATACGACCCGCGTGATTTGAGTACCGGCTGGACCGATAACGCAGCGCTGTGCATTGCCGATTATATGGAGAGCACAAAATACGGCATTGGGGCGACCTATGGCGGGTCTATCGATAACACCGTTTTGATCGCCTCGGCCAATGTGTGCGACGAATCGGTGGCGCTGGCCGATGGTGGCACCGAGGCGCGTTACACCATGAACGGCAGCTTTGAAAGCTCACAGAAGCCGGAAGAAACTATCGGCGCGATGCTTTCTACCATGTCGGGCAAAGTGATTTTCACGGGCGGCACCTGGGCGATTCTGGCCGGATATCACACGGCATCGGTTCTTACGCTGGATGAAAACCATGCGCGCGGGCCGATCAAGGTGATCCCGCGTATCTCGCGCCGCGATCTTTTCAACGCCGTAAAGGGGGTTTATTCCAGCCCTGAAAACTATTGGCAGCCAGCCGACTTTCCGGCGGTGACCAATGCCACTTACGAGGCAGAGGACAACGACCAGCGCATATTCCGCGATATCGATCTGCCCTACACCACCAGCCCGGCGACGGCGCAGCGTATTGCGAAAATCGAGCTGGAAAAAGGGCGGCAGCAGATCGTCGTTGAATTCCCAGCCAACCTGATTGGCTTGCAGCTCCGCGCTGGCGATACGGTCGCGCTGACTTTAACCCGCTTTGGCTGGACAGAAAAACTGTTTGAGGTTGCTACCTGGCGTTTTGAAAACTACGACGACGCGCAGGGCGAGCCCGCCATCGGTATATCGTTGATTTTGCGCGAGACAGCCTCGGGGGTTTATGACTGGTCAAGTGGTGAAGAAACCACCGTTGATCTTGCGCCAGATACCAATTTGCCCGACCCATTCACCGTCGGCGCGCCGAGCGGCCTGGTGGCGGCATCCGGCACCGATCACCTACTGGCTACGGGTGATGGTGGCATCACGTCGCGCATTTTTGTGAGTTGGGATGTTTTGCCTGGCGTGTTCGTCACGGAATATGAAGTCGAGGCGAAAAAATCCACCGACGCCGATTACGCTTCGGTGGCGATTGTGCGCACCGGATCGTCTGCTTATATCTCGCCGGTGGAGGATGCGCTTAATTACGACATTCGCGTCCGCGCGGTGAATAGCATCGGCGTGCGCGGTGCTTGGTCGTATGTGCTGGCGCATACGGTGGTGGGCAAAACAGAAGCGCCGGCGCAACCGGACACCTTCACCATCTCGCGCCTGGCGGACGGCACGCGGCGTTATGCGTGGTCGCTGGCTGTGGTGCCCGCCGATGTGAGATCTGGCGGCGGCTACAAAATACGCTACTACAGCGGCACGACCAGCGACTGGTCGGCCATGACTGATCTGCACACCGGCATGCTGCTGGCCAGCCCGTTCGAGAGCAACGAGCTGGCGGCTGGCACTTACACCTGGGCGATCAAGACTATCGACTCCAGCGGCAACGAGAGCGCAGCGGCAACGTTTATCAGCGGCGAGATCGGCGACCCGCGTCTGAACAATGTGCTGTTGCAGCGCATAGAGGAATCGCTGGCCTGGCCTGGCACGCTTACCGATTGTTTCTTGCATGCGCCATCAAATTCGCTGCTACCGAATAGCAGCAACACCATCGCCGATCTGGCCGCGGCGATCACCTCGCTGGCATCGACCATCAACGCCGTCGGCACCAACGCCAACCCGATTGTGTACGAGACGCCGATTATCGATCTTGGCGCGAATGTAACTTTCACGCCGCTGGTCACGATCACCGGCACGGGCACCGCCACGCTCACCATGAAAACCGGCACCACGGCAGATGGCACGGTGGTGGGGGCTTATGGCGCGCTGACTACGGTATCGGGCAAGCGCTACGTGAAAATCAAGGTGAGCATGGCCGACACCGCCGCGCTGATCAGCGGCATGACCACGCTGATCGATGCCGATACCGCCATAGACGAATTCGAGGACGTGAACACAGCCACCGAAACCGCGACCTGGTTTGCCAGCACGGCAGCGGGGCATTTCAAGATCGGCAGCAAGAGCGGCAACCTGGCCAGCATCAGCAGCGCCAAGATCGTCGCGCTGCAAAACGTCGGCGCCGGGTGGACATGGGAGCTGCTGAATAAATCTTCGACCGTAAATAGCCAGCCCGCCGCCGAATTCAAAATCTATAACAACACAGCGACGCTGGCAGATGCCGTGATCGATGTCGAATTGAAAGGGCCAAAAGTATGAGTCTGACACTGCCAAGTAATGCCACGCGCGCCAATTGCGATGCGGGTACGGATGACCCAAAGCAGGCGATTCTCGCCGATCTGTATAACTCGATTGGGTTTGGCAACGAACTTAAAGCCGCGCTGGGCAATCTTGCCCTGCTGCAATACGGCAACGGCTTCAGCGTCGAGAGTCAAAGCGCTGGCACGGCGGACAAGCTGCACGCCGCCATCGCCACACTCACGAAAACCGCCCTATATACCGTGCTGGCTGCCGACCGCGGTAAGTTGATCGACTGCACCAGCGGCACATTCTCCCTCACTTTTACCGCCGCCGCGACGCTTGGCGATGGCTGGTTTTGTTACGTGCGCAATAGTGGTAGCGGCATCATCACGCTGGACCCAAACAGCACGGAGCTGATCGACGGTGCCAGCACCATCACGCTCGCGGCGGGCGAGTCTTGCGCGGTGCAGTGTACCGGCACCGCGCTCAAGTCAATCGGCAAAACAGTCAGCGGCGGCGGTATCTCCGGCGAGACCACCTACAACACCAACACCACGCTGTCGCTTTCGACCGATCACACCAAACTCATCCGCTGCACAGTCGCCAGTGTGGTGTACACCTTCCCCGCCGCGACGAGCAACGAGGGCAAATACTGGTGGATTCAAAATGCGACCAGCACTGATACCGGCGTGCGCCTGGTGTGCGATGGCGCAGAGTCGATTGGCGGTGCGACTGGCGCCACTATCTACATCCCCGCATACACGACGATTGGCTTTGTCAGCGATGGCACAAACTGGATTGTGTTTCAGTACAGCGGGAAAAGAGAGTGGTCATTTACCGCTTCCGGCACTTTATATGCACCCCCGTGGTTAGCAACATCTATTCCCACGCTGATAGATGCAATTGGTGGTGGTGGTGGTGCTTGGGTTTCTGGTTTTACTGCTACGTCAGGAGGTGCTACATCCTTAGGAGCACTTCTTTCAGTAAATGGTGCGCCGGGTGCAAATGCTGCAACCAATTATGTAGATGGTACTTTAGGTGGGGCTGCCGGATCACATAGAGCAGGTGTAGCTTCTGAATATTCAGGGAATGCTTTTTGGTCTGGGGCGCACCCACGTTTTGCATCTCCTCATATTGCTGATACTACGACTTTGTATCAAACAGGTACTGGGTATGGGATTGGTGGTATTACTTCACGGGTTAGTGCCGATTGGGCTGGTGTTATGGGTTCGGGTGCATGGTGTATCGCCGCTCCAGTAACAATGGTTCCCGGTACTCCCTACACAGTGACAATCGGGGCTGCTGGCGCGAATGAGGGTGGTGGTACTTTTAACGCGGCACCAACTGCAGGCTACTTACTGGCGAGGATATAAATCATGGCAACTACTATCGCAGGAAATACTTACGCAGAGATTCAAAATGGTCGCGTTACTCGGACATTCTTAGGTTCTACACTTCCGCAGTACAACGCCAGTCAAATTACGCTGGTCGATGTAACTGGCAATGTACCGAACGTAGGCGACGTGTGGCAAGGCGGTAGCAGCTTCGCGCCGTATGTTCCCCCCGCAAAAACACAAGGGCAAATCAACTCAGAAGCCGACCGCACGATGCAAGATTTATTCCTCGACAACATCCCCCTGATCATGGACACGCTGGAAGCCCTGGCAACCGGGCAAAACAAAACCGACATCAAGGCGCTGAACGACAAGATAAAAATCGAAAGAAACAAAAAAGCATAAGGGGGGAGAGATGACGATAGAGGCTGGCGCACTGTTTGCATTATTGGTCGCGGTATTGGCATGGATCGGCCAGCGAGTGCATAAACGCTTGGACGATTTGACCGTGATGCTCGACTCAAAGCTCACCTCGGTGAGCTTTTCTTTGGCCGGGATTGAAAAAGATTTACGCGGGGAGTTGAGCAGCCTTGACCGGCGCGTGTCGCGCATAGAGGGCAGAGAAGAGGGTAAGCAGTGATTACCCCCGACGACCTGTGCCGGATCATGCCGCTGCTCAAGCGGCTCAAAGCCGAAATCTACACCGACATTCTGAACGCGGCGATGCGCGAATTCGACATCGTGACGCCAGAGCGCGAGGCCGCTTTTCTGGCGCAGCTTGCGCACGAATCGGGGCAGCTTCGCTATTGGGAAGAATTGGCAACTGGCGAGGCGTACGAAGGCCGGGAAGATTTGGGCAACACTGAGCCAGGCGATGGGATCGCATTTAAAGGACGCGGACCTATCCAGATTACCGGACGGGCGAATTATAGGTCGGCAGGCGAGGCGCTTGGGTTTGATTACGAGGACCAACCGAATTTGCTGGCGCATCCCGAGCACGGTTTCCGGGCTGCGGGCTGGTTTTGGAAGTCGCGCGGCTTGAACGAGTTGGCCGATGTGGGGAATTTTAAGCTCATCACCAAACGCATCAATGGCGGATACAACGGATACACCGACCGCCTGGGATATTGGCGGCGCGCAAGCGCGGTGATCGGTGTCGCATAGGGGCAAACATGAAAGTAATTCTGGTACACGGCATCAACACCAAAGAGGGTATGGCTAACGTAGGCCGTTTGAAGCCATTTATAGAGCGGCGGGGCATGGAATGCGTGCTGTTTGAGTATGGCTACCTCGGCGCGTGGCGTGCCCGGTGGAGTAATTCAGAAATGGCACGCCGCCTGGCGCACCTGGTAACGCCTGGCGATGCAGTAATTGGGCACAGCAACGGCTGCGCCATCATCTATCTGGCGGCTAAAGAGCAAAAAGCAAAATTCGGGCGCGTAGCTTTAATCAATCCGGCACTGGATGCAGACCGCAAGATCGCCGCTGACCAGGTGGACGTTTACCACAATGCCGGGGATGATGTAGTGTGGGCATCAAAGCTGCTGCTGTGGCATCCGTGGGGTGAAATGGGGCGCTGTGGAGCCGACGGAGACTGGGCTAATAATTTTGATTGCGGCCGCACGCCAGGCATGCCAAAGGTGTACGGGCACTCGGATATTTTTACAAACCGATGCCTACGTGCCTGGGGTGACTTGATCGCCGCGCGAATGGTAGCGAGTTCCTAAAATATGAGATTTATTATTTTACTTTTGATGATGTGTTCGGCAACGGCATTCGCCCGAGACCCGGCACAAGTGCGCGAATTCCGAAAGACCCACGCCTGCCCGGCTACGGGAGAGTTTGCTGGCGCATGTCCTGGCTGGGTTGTGGATCATAAATACCCGCTTTGTGCTGGCGGTGCTGACAATCCAGATAACATGATGTGGCAAGAAAAGGCTCAGTCTTACGCCAAAGACAGGATCGAGCGCGAACTGTGCGCTGTTAAAAAATCGTGCGTAATTACGCCACTTTCAGCGAACGAACCGCCCGGAGTGAGGGGATGACGACATCGTCTCCGGATTCGCGGACATTGGATGTCGTCGAATTTAAGTTATGCACTCAACGCCTTCAATTGAGACTTCAGCGCCTCAATCTGCCATTCAACGCGGCTCTTTTCCATCGCCTTGTGTTTTTCGCTGTTCAAAAATTCCAGCCCGCATTTTTCTGAGCAGCAGGAATAATTGTGTCCCCATGCGGTGCTGCTCATGCGGGCGCCCTTCCATGCGTGCGGCTCGTCTTTCTCTCCGCAATTCGGGCAGTCGGCCGCCATCCAATACTCTCCGTTGTTGCAACTCATGTCGCTCTCCTTTGGTTTGACCGTGCATAATTTAAGTTAGCGGGCTTCATGCGAACAGCCGCTCCTGGGCCTGGGCGCGGGCTATGCGTTCGCAGGCTATGTCGAAATACTTGCGCTCTCGCTCGATCCCGGTAAATTGCTTTCCCAAGTTCACACAAGCAACGCCAGTTGTTCCGCTGCCCATGAATGGGTCGCAAACCGTCTCCGCATCAGGCACAAGGCTCAAACACCAAACCATCAATCTCGCTGGCTTTTGTGTCGGATGCTCGGCCCCGTCAACTTGTATTTCAACCCTGTTCGCTGTAAATGCCCGCGTCGGAAAGTCAAAGCTAGTCCAGGCAAGTTCACCGTCGCTCATTGTCAGGCCGCGCTGTCCCTTGTCCCAAAACAGCCAACCCTTAGTTGGGTGCGGCAATTTATCCACAAAGTAATTCCCACCCCAAACAATCTGGCCTTTGCTCTTGTATCGAAGCAGTTCAAAAACAAAGCGTTCCGGCGTCTCGCTGTCCCACCCCATAAACTCATGCGCTTTCCGGTTGTGTTTCGGGTTCTTATTCACGCTTTGTTTTTGCCCGTCAATTCCTAGCCCATACGGCGGGTCGGTCAAAATCAGGTCGCATTCCGGCAGCGTGGGCAATATCTCCCGGCAGTCTCCGTGCCACAATTCAGCGTTTCCAATCACCACTTTTTCAGCCATTTAGTTCCTCACTTCGTTCAACCAGCCCGCTAACACGGCGGTCAACAGCGACCGCGCTGAAGCGCGGCGCGTTACCTTATGCGTTATACGTCTGCACCAATAAACAGCGCAGACTCCTTTGCGTTAAGAAAAACCGTCCGTGCGCCAACGACTTTTCCGCAACGGAATGATTCATCAATCAACCCGGCAATTTTCTGCGCGTCTGCGAAAGTATCAAGCCGAAGCACATAACACATACCGCCAACCGTAAATGATGCTGTACCAGTCTTATCAGGAAGCAGGCTGCTTCCTTGCCATTGAAGCTCACACATCATGTACCACCTTTGCCTTGTAAGTCTCGGCAATAGCCGCGAATATCGGGTATGCCTGCTGTGGCACTACCGCGTTTCCGAGGGCGCGCAATCTGTCCACCCTGTTCGGTATCCCATCAGCCTCTCTACAAATTCTGGGTGTGGTATCCCCCCAATCTGGGAGGGTAAACTCTGGCAACAATCTGCGCCTCTGTCCCCCATTCGCTTCACGAATGTCTCTGACCGTTCCCCACGCCCCGTGTCTGTTGCTCTCGGAGTAAGAAACCACGAAGACCCTTTCACGGCTGTGGGGGGCTTTGACAGCGCCAGCCGGTATAGCAAACGCCTGCGTTTCAAAACCTTCGTTTTCCAAGTCATCGAGCACATCGTCGAGGCCCAAGGATATGTGTCCCTTAACATTTTCACCAACAACCCAAGCGGGTTTTGTTCTTCGCACAATGTCGAGCATGTGAGGCCACATGTGTCGCTCATCTTCTGCGCCTTTCCGTTGTCCGGCACTACTAAATGGCTGGCATGGGTAGCCTCCGAAAACAACGTCAATTGTTGGCAGTTCGCTTGTTTCAATGGTTCGCACATCGTCAAATATCCTCACGTCCGGCCAGTGCTTGCGCAACACCTTCTGGCAAAATTCATCACGCTCACAAAATGCCACAGTCTTAAACCCCGCCCACTCTGCTGCAAGGTCAAGCCCACCAATTCCAGAAAACAAACTCAAGGCATTCATGGTTTCCTCAAAAGACGTATAACACTACGTTCGATCGGATTGCCCTAATCGGGCAACCGCTCAACTTGATTTGTTACCTACCTAAAATCCTATGTATCGACGGTATAGGCGTTTCCCATTCCCGCAGCCTGGCGCCAGCTTGCGGCGCCGATAAGGCGCCGGCACGATACGCTAACGCGATGGAGTCGATGTGCTCGCGTTTGCGCCAGCGTTGGCGACGCTCTGGCGGTTTGCGCGGCATGGTCAGGATGTGTTTTATTTTTTTCATGATCACGGCGGGCATGGTGGCAAGATAATTTAGCATTATCGGCTCCAGACAAAATCGCGCACGATCTCGATGTCGCTTTCAAGTGCATCGGCTTGGTGGAATGTAAGCGTAGCGAGGATGCGTGCATAAGCATCGTTTGCTTCGCGCTTGCTTGGAACGCGAGAAACGTGCGGAATGGGATCGACGTGGGTTGGTTCGCGGGTGATGCTATTGGCGATTATCGGCATGGGGCGGCCTTTTTTTCTTTTACGGCCAGCTTTTGCCAACCGGGCAATATATCGGGGCTCAGCACGGTGCGCTTGCCATCGGTGAGCAGGTGCAGGTGTTGCGCGTTGGCTTGCTGCGCCGCGGCGATCACTTGCGTGTCGGATGGGATTATTATTTGCATGTCTGTCTCCTCGTGTTTATCCGTCAAAACAGCCCTGGATGCGGGCCCGGTGTTGTCGTTCCGATTTGCAGTGGTGGATCTTGGCGCTGGGCATCGTCTAGCGCCAGGTTGATGTGATAACGCGCTTGGGTTAAAGCTGCTTTGGCGTATTGCGGCTGCTGGCCCTTGGCGATAACTAGCTCAGCGATGGCTTTATCGATTACTCGGGTGTAGTCGCTCATAGCAGCCCCATTTGTTTTGGCTCACCAGCGGCCTGCGCGCGCCGCTCTGCTGCTTTGGCGCGGGCTTCTAGGCACACGCGTATCGGCGGCGCTGCTAGGGCGGCGGCGTAGGTGTAGCCGAGGAGGCGCAGGGCGCTTTTTAGGTAGGCGGCTTTAAGGTTTGTGCAATTCATGACCATAGTTTAGACAGGCTTAACGTATATTGTCAAGCGCCACTAAACTATTTGGCCAATGGTGATAATAGGCTATAAATTTGTTTAGAATGGAATCCGAATAAAGACGATTTTTAAAGTGCTTATTTTGGCCGCTTTGGGCCTGGGGGAATAATGCTTGAGCTGCTAATTATTGCGCTGTTTGTGCTGTTTATGTTTTTGGTGGATTATCGTTTAAATAAAATCCATCAAGAGCTTAAAAAGCTGAATGATTCAAAATCTAAACCTTAGTTGAATTTGCATGTAGAGAACGTTATTGCTCGCCGTTCCCTGCTTTTTCCGGCGGTTTTGAGTCGAGCAATTGAGCAAGATTATCGCCCTGCCTAGTAAGGTAGGTGACCGCTTCATCCGGCAATTTTTCTGCCACCTTCATCAGCCCATGCAATGGGCGTTTTATATCTGGCGCGTAGCCTTTCCCGGTTAGCAGCCAATCCAATGAGAAATCGAATTCTTCGGCTAGCTTGATCAAAATCCTGGTTTCCGGGGTCGTGTTGTCGCTTTCCCATTGAGATACAGACGATTTGCTTACGCCCACAAACTCGCCAAAACGTTCTTGCGATAG